GGATTAAACCGCATTATCCAATTAATAGATGAGCTCGAATAAACTTTACAGCACCATGGCTTTCGGATTAAGATAATCGTTAAGGAGACCATTCATTAGAATAACTACTTTACTATGGCATCAAAACTCGACCGAATAGAAGAACTTTTCCAAGACCTCGCCGAATCAGTATCTGGTTTTGGAGAGTCATATGCGCGAGGCAATCAACAACAACGTCGATACGAACGCGACGCGGTAGACACTTCCGACTTTTACAAAAATGATCCTTTAGTATTAGAAGGACTGGCTCTAGCAGCCTCGGGTCCAACACTACTTGGAGCAAAAACAGTATCGATGGCACCTCGGTGGTTAGCTCCGTATATGGGTAGATCAAGTACTCATGGAATCTCTCCTTCTGGAGCAAGAGTTGGTACGGATGTAGCGGGTCGCGCTCCGATGCCCGTGTCGAAAACTCCATCACCCACGAACCGTGGACCGCGTGGCAATACCAACATAGACGCACCCGTTCAACGTAATTTAGATTTAAGTGATTTAAAACCCACGGGTATTCAAAATACAACACAAGCCCGAGGAATGAATCCAAAAATGAGAAAAGATCTTGAAAAAAGAAAAAGCACTATTGGTACAGAATTATATGATATTGATCGAATGTCTAAAGACGGTATGAAAATTGACCTGGACAGAGTTAGGCGACTACGAGATGAATTAGCGGCACTGACAAAAACACTATTAGACTAATACATGTCGCAAGACAATAAAGATAAATTAGAGCTTTTAAAAAAGATTGACCTTTCTTATTTAGGGAAAGGTGAAGCGAAAGAGTTTACGGTTCTTTTAGAAGAATTGGGTAAACGCGAATTCCAAGAAAAATCCACAAGCACCTTCATGCATTTTGTTAAATCTATTTGGGCAGATTTTATAAACGGGGATCACCATGTAAAAATGGCGGCGGCGTTTGATGACATAGCTAATGGTAAATTAAAAAGATTAATTATTAATATGCCACCTAGACATACTAAGTCTGAGTTTGCCTCACATTTGTTTCCCGCGTATCTATTAGGTAAAAACCCTAAACTAAAAATTATTGAAGCAACACATACTGCGGATCTTGCAATTAACTTCGGACGTAAAGTTCGTGACTTAATTGATGGAGAAGAGTATCAAGAGTTGTTTCCTGAAACTTCATTGAAATCAGACAGCCGTTCTGCTGGTAAATGGTTAACAAGCCAAGGTGGAGAATATTACGCGTCGGGTATTGGAGGTGCGTTAGCGGGAAGGGGTGCCGATTTGTTTATTATTGATGACCCACATTCTGAACAAGATGCTATGTCCGATAAAGCATTAGACGAAGCATACGAATGGTTTATGTCAGGACCACGACAAAGGTTACAACCTGGAGGGGCAATCGTAATAGTTATGACACGTTGGTCTAAAAAAGATCTGACGGGTCGTTTAATGAAAAAGATGGCACAAGACGAAGGAGCAGACCAATGGAAACTAATTGAGTTTCCTGCAATATTACCAAGTGGTAAATCACTTTGGTCTAACTTTTGGAAGTTAGAAGAACTACAAACTATTAAAGCTTCGGTTAGTCCTTCTAAATGGGCTTCGCAATATATGCAAAGACCTACGGGAGAAGGTATTTCAATTATCCCCAAGGAATGGTTTAAAATTTGGGAAGAGGATAACCCTCCTAAATGCGATTATTTAATACAAAGCTACGATACGGCTTTTCTAAAATCAGAAAGAGCTGACTTTACGGCTATAACAACTTGGGGTGTATTTTATCCTGAAGGAAAAATAGGTGAAGAAAATTACGCGGGTGGTGAAGCGCATTTAATTTTAATTGATTGTGTAAAAGAACGATTTGATTTTCCTGAATTAAAGGCAGAAGCCCTTCGGTTATATGAATACTGGGAACCCGATACAATAATTATTGAAGCAAAAGCTAGTGGTATTCCATTGGTACAAGAATTACGTCGAGTAGGTATTCCTGTAAATACCTTTTCACCAGGAAAAGGACAAGATAAAATAGCGAGATTAAACGCAGTGTCCCCAATTTTTCAAGATGGAAGAGTTTGGGTGCCTGAAAACAGGTGGGGTGAAGAGTTGATGGAAGAAGTTTCAGATTTTCCTGGCGGAGAAAATGATGACTTAGTAGATGCCACAACTTTAGCGTTAGCTAGGTTTAGGGAAGGAGGGTTTTTAACTCTAACCTCGGACTATAATGACGATGAAGACCACCAACCTCGTGAATGGGTTTATTATTAAGTAAATAAGGAGTACAGTTTGTCCTCATGGCTATAGAACGACAACCATTTTCGGTGATTCCAGGATCACAGGAAGAAATAGAACTAGAAATAGAACAACCTGCAATGATGGATCCTTCCGACACGGAAGTATTTTTAGCAGAAGACGGATCAGCGACTATAGGTTTTGACCCAGAAGAACAAGAAGATCTAAAATTTGGCGAAAACCTTGCTGAAGTTATGGATGAAAGTGATTTATCGTCTATTGCGTCTGAACTAGTTAGTTCTTACGAAGACGATTTAGAATCCCGCGACGATTGGTATACAACTTTTAGTAAAGGTTTAGATTTATTAGGTATTCGTGGAGAAGATAGGTCACAACCGTTTGAAGGAGCTTCAGGAGTTTACCATCCAATTCTTTCAGAAGCCGTAGTTCAGTTCCAAGCACAAGCTTATAAAGAATTATTACCTGCTGGAGGACCAGTAGACACAGAAGTTTTAGGAATGACCGATGATGCTAAGTTAGAAAAAGCGAATCGCGTTAAAAACTTCATGAATTATCAAATAACGTACAAAATGGAAGAATTTGACCCTGAAATGGATCAATTACTCTTTTATTTACCGTTATCGGGCTCTGCGTTTAAGAAAATTTACTACGATCCAAGTCTAGGTAGGGCAACTTCGCGTTTTATTAAAGCAGAAGACCTAGTTGTTCCGTATTACGCAGTAGACTTACTAACTGCACCTCGAATTACACACGTAATTCACATGGCAGAGAACGAATTGCGTAAAATGCAAATATCAGGGTTTTACAAAGACATTGATCTAATGGATCCGTCCTCTGTAGAGACTAGTGAAGTCGATAAAAAAATGAATGAGATAGAAGGACTCAGTCGAACAGTTAGTGACGAAGAATACACTCTTTTAGAAATGCATATCAATTTGGATATAGAAGGTTTTGAGGATAAAGACCAAAACGGGGAACCTACAGGACTGGCGTTACCTTATATTGTTACAATTTGCAAAGATACCAACGATGTGCTTGCGATTAGACCAAATTACAACCCAGACGACCCGATGAAAAATAAAATCGAGCATTTTGCCCATTTTAAGTTTCTTCCAGGGCTAGGTTTCTACGGTTTTGGATTAATTCACTTAATGGGTGGGTTAACTAAATCTGTTACTGCTCTTTTGCGTCAATTAATTGATGCGGGCACACTTTCTAATCTTCCTGCTGGGTTCAAGTCCAGAGGACTCAACATCCAAAGACATGATGACCCACTCCAGCCTGGAGAATGGCGAGACGTTGACGCACCAGGAGGAAGGTTAACCGATGCGTTTATGCCGCTACCATATAAAGAACCAAGTGCAACATTAATGTCATTATTAGGTTCTTTAATTGATTCAGGTAAACAATTTGCAGCAACGGTAGAACAACCTACAGGCGACGGTAATTCTGAAGCACCTGTTGGAACAACTGTTGCGTTATTAGAAAAAGGTCAACGAGTTATGTCCGCAATCCATAAAAGATTGCATTATGCACAAAGAACAGAATTTAAAATATTAAAAAGAGTATTTGGAGAGTTTTTACCTCCAGAGTACCCGTACCAAGTTCAAGGAGCTTCTGAAAACGTATTTAGAGACGATTTCGATAGTTCTGTAGATGTTATACCAATAAGTGACCCAAATATTTTCAGTATGACTCAAAGAATCGTTTTAGCGCAAACACAGCTACAAATGGCTCAAGCAGCACCTGAATTACACGATTTACGAGAATCTTATCGTAAAATGTATTTAGCATTGAATATTAAAGATATCGATGCGATATTACCTCAAGAAGCTGAAATACCTCCTAGAGACCCTATTAGTGAAGAACAAGCCGCGTTAACGGGACAACCTATTAAAGCGTACGAATTTCAAAACCATGAAGCGTATATTGCAGCACACAGCGCGTTTATGCAAAATCCTATGGTTCAACAAAATCCTGTAGCATCTCAAGCGATTGGGGCAAACATACAAGAACACCAAGCAATGTTGTATAGAATTCAAATTGAACAAGCAATGGGGCAACCTTTACCAACGATGGAAGAAGGACAAATGCCTCCAGAAGTTATGAACGAAATAGCTATGATGGCTACACAAGCTACACAACAAGTTACAGGTCAAGCTCAAGCTATGGCGCAAGCCCAGCAACAAGCTCAACGTGATCCGCAACGAGAAATGTTTGACGCACAACTACAATTAGAACGAGATCAGTTAATGCAAAAAGAAGGCAAAGATCAACGTGATAAAGATGTTGAAATGAGAAAAGCAGAAATGCAAGGACAACTAGAACGCGAAAAAATTATGGCAGCAAATGAAAGAGAAGACGTAAAAGCTGCGGTAGATTTACAAGAAGCTGAATTAAGAACCCAACGAGACGCAGAAAAGAATTTCACTGAACTGGTTAAAACAGTAAGAGAAAGTAAAGAAATATAGGAGTAAATTATGAGAGAATATTACGACGCTCAGAAAAAATATCCGTCACCTTCTAAACAGGTGAACAGGTCTGCCCCTAGTGACCCGTCTATGACAGACGACACTAGAACACAGTCTGTAGAAGCGGGTGTTTGCTTAGATAAGCCAGAAGAGGCTAAAGTCAAAGCAGCATACGGGCAAACTAAAGGACTTCTTTGGTATCGTTCAATTAAGTAATTAATGGACTTTATCTTAGCAGCGGAGCATTTGCTCCGTACTTATCGAGAGAGGAAAGAAGCTCTCTCGCACACACTTGCGTCAGGAGGTGCTCAAGATATTGAGCAATACCACCGAATCGTAGGTGAAATCGCAGGTTTGAATGTTGCGGAGCAGGAACTTCAAACTTTAAATAAAAATATGGAGGAATCATATGACTGATACTGTTCCTAATCGAGTTGACAATTTCGGTAGTAAAGGTGAGAAGGCAGAACTAGAACCCGTCTCTACTTTAACCGTTGATACGTTAGACTCGCACTCGGAGAAATTACCGCACCCCACTGGTTATAGAATATTAATCCTTCCTTTCGTTGCTCAAGGAGTTACTAAGGGCGGCATACATTTAGCTAAACAGACACTAGACAAAGAAAGGCTAGCAACTGTTGTAGGTTATGTTGTCGATCTTGGACCTGACGCCTACGGAGACTTAAACAAGTTTCCTGATGGACCTTGGTGCAAAAAAGGAGATTGGGTTATATTCGGTAGATACGCAGGTGCTCGTTTCATGATAGATGGTGGCGATATGCGACTATTAAATGATGACGAGATTTTAGCAACTATAGATAATCCAGAGGATATATTATCATAAACGTGGAGAAGACCATGCAAGAAGAAGCAGAAAATTTAGAAATAGAACTAGAACTTCCTGAAGGGGAAGTAGATATAAGAGAAGCAGATGTTGATGATTCATTGCCCGATAGATCGGTCGTTGAAACTTTAAACAACGCTCCTAAAGATGAGTTAGACACAATCAGTGAAGGCGTTCAAAAACGTATTGATAAACTAACTTACAAGATGAGAGAAGCTGAAAGACAGAGGGATGAAGCTGTTACATACGCACAAAGTATGACTTCAGATAACAGTAGTTTACGGGATAAATTAAAAAGTTCCGACTCATCTCTTTTTAAAGAATACGATAGTCGTATACTTTCTGACCTAGAACGAGCTAAGATACATTTAAAAGATGCTCAAGAACAGGGAGACGGAGATGCAATCGCTACAGCAACAGAACAACTTTCAAGAAGTGCAGCAGAACATGAAAACCTTAGAAGGTTATCTGCACAACAGAAAGTTAGATCACAGTCTAATGAACAAAGTGTGGAAGTGCCTAATGCACCTCGTCCGCAAGCAGTCCCTGAGCCTGACCCAAGGGCACAAAAATGGGCTGATAAAAATGACTGGTTTGGAAGTGACCAAGCGATGACCTACGCAGCATTTGGTATACATAAAGAATTAGTAGAGGAAGGAGTTGATCCTTCTTCAGATGGATATTATTCTAAAGTCGATGGAAGGATGAAAGAATATTTTCCTAATAAGTTTTCAGAAGAGCAGTCTGCCCCAGTGCAACAGGTTGCTGCCTCAAGCCGTGGGGCTACAGGTAAAAAGAATGCACGCAAAGTAAAACTCACACCAAGTCAGGTAGCAATAGCTAAAAGACTGAATGTGCCTCTTGAAGAGTACGCAAAACATATTGAGCAATAGGAGTATAATATGACAGAAGAAATAAAAACAGAACGTAGCTCCCGATCTGCAGAGACCCGAGACACTCAAACTCGCAGAAAACCATGGGCTCCCCCGTCTATGTTAGACGCACCCCAACCACCTCCTGGATATAAATTCAGGTGGATCCGTGAATCCGTACGAGGTCATGATGACAAATCGAATATGTCTAAACGTATTCGAGAAGGTTATGAACCCGTTAGAGCTGAAGATTTCCCAGATTTCGAAGCTCCTAC